ATCAATTCCACTAGACCCACTAGTTCCTGATGTTCCATCAATTCCCGAAGACCCTGATGTTCCATCAATTCCCGAAGAACCAGAGGTTCCACTTGTATTTCCTGTAATACTTGCAGTAAGTGACGAAAATGCAATTTGACCCGAGGTTCCTGAGGTTCCTCCTGTATAGTTTGTAACTATGTATAATATATCTTCAGGAGACGCAGATAATACTATGGGTAGATCGGTTATTCTAGTGTTTGACATAAACTATAAATATATTTTTTATTTTTTTTATTTAATTCTTTAAACAAAAATTTTATGATGGTGGAATTTCTTCTTGTAATATTAATGGGTTTCCATCCTGTGTTATAATATCTATTCCATCCTGAGTGATAATTTGAATCTCAAAGATGAGAGGTGTACTACTTGGTGTTGGAGTATTTGTTAGTGTTGGAGTATTTGTAGGAGTTTGAGTTGGAGTTTCTGTATTTGTAGGTGTTATTGTTGGCGTTACGGTATGAGTAGGAGTAATTGACGGAGTCGGTGTAACAGTTGGAGTTTGTGTTGGTGTTGGAGTAGTGCATTGTATGTTGACCACCACTCCATCAAGCATGTCATTTCTTGTTACTGCCGAGTAATAAATGTCATTGTCAACATAAACATTAAATGGTCCTAAGGCGTTAGAATTTGCCGTTAATCTAACAATGTAAGTTGTACATCCAGTTACTGAAATTTGCTGTTCAATTTGATTATCGCAACCTGGTGCAATATTCGTAACTAAAATAGAATAAGTAGTCATTCAATGGTTTTATTAAATAAATACCACAACTATTCTATTTGATTTCTAAACTATGTAAAAATGAATTATGATTATTTAATATATAAAAAAATTACTCCACAGTTATCTCCATATTAACAACACAAGATGCTAATTCTATGGTGATTTGGAATGCGCAACCGAAGGTGCAACTCAATAATTTAAAAACTTCACAATTATTACCATCAACTAATCGAAGCATAATTTCAGGTGCAGTTGAAAAAATAGATGGTATGACCGTGTTGTACTCCACAACAGGTGGAACGGGTCCTGAAGAAATTGTACCTATTAATGTTTGATTATTTCCATATACATCCGAAATATATACAGTAACCGGAAAAGTACCACCTGAAATTTCTGTAATTCTTATCTGTGTCATGATAAACAAATTATATTATATCCAATTACTAAATCGATTACAATTTCCTCTCCTTCCAAAGAAGTATTATTTCTACTTGTTTCGATAGTTATTTGATTATTTAGTTGGTCGATTATAACATTCCCAACGCCAGGTATTCCTAATAATAAAGTACGAATTGTGTCGTACCATTGATTATCTGTTGGAACTTGGACTAAAGAAGTTGATGTAAAGAAATTTTGTGATGCAACTATCCCTGATGGATTCACAGAAACTTTAGCAGTAAATGTTGCACTTATTAAATCACAACTTGTATTTCCTGAAGTTAAATCAAAAAATCCTTCATTCAACATTTGTAGTAATCCAAATTTGGTTGGAGATTGAATATTGAATACTTCAGCCCCCATAACATAAGTCTGATAGGAGGTTGAATTGGTGTTACAATTTATAGTTGTATTTCTTGTTAATGAACAACCATTTGCATCCACCACAGTCAAAGAATATGTTCCTGCAGTTAATCCACTAATTTGAATTTGTTGTGGGTCATTTGGTACATTATCTGACCAATTAAAACTAAATGGAGGCTCCCCTGAAGAAATAAATGCGGTAATTTTTCCACTTGACCCACTACCACAAGAAGTACTATATAATGAATAGTTTAAGGACTGACTACTCGGAACTAATATATTGGTTGTTTGTACACATCCATCAGCATCAGTCACAGTAACAACGTGAGTTCCTGATGATAAATTATTAAATGTTACCGCAGTTAAGTTTGTGTCAATTACGTTCTGTATTCCATCAACAGAATAATCCAAAGGTAAAGTTCCTCCTGTTGTTGTTAGGATTGTAACCGAACCATTATTTTGATTACAACTTGTCCCTACAACTTGTGTTGAAATTGTAAATTTATTTTGGGCAACTAAAGTTACTTCCTGTAAATAAGAACATCCACTATTATCGGATACACCCACACTATAAGTTCCTCCACTTAAATTACCAAATATTTGAGTAGTTTGTGAATTACTTACATTGAGTTGATTACCTGCAGGATAAATTAATGTATAAGTATATGGTGAAGTACCTCCAACCAAATTAACAGTTATAGAACCATTTGAACTTGAACAACTTGAATTTTGTCCTTGTACATTAACACTTGTAATTCCTCCAGGTGTCTCGAGTGTGGTACCAGCGGTCATCTGACATAAACCCGCATCTGTCACTAAGAAATTATATTGACCAGCCGAAAGTCCTGAAATTGAAAACGTTCTTGAATACGATACTAAAACATCTCCTGTAGATGCTGAATAATAAAAAGGCTCAGTACCACCTGTGATGGTCATGTTAATAATCCCATTCGATTGAAGACAAGTTGGAGGTGTTGAGGTAAATAACCCAAGTCCAACTGGACTAACATTAGTTATTGTTGCGGATTTTGATAAAGAACATCCATATGCATCTGTAACGTCAACAGAATATGAACCTGCAGTTAACCCTGTAATTGTACTACCCGTTAACCCATTACTCCACAGATAAGTGTAAGGTGACAGACCAGTTTGACCTGTAACAAAAATTTTACCTATTGGTGTACCTCCACAACTTGAATTTGGTACCACATACAAACCAAAATCCAAAGGTTCTGATTCTTGAACTATAAATGTCTGAGTAAATGCCGTACACCCTCCAAGGTCAGTTACACCTAAATAATATGTTCCAGCACTTAGTTGACCAAAAACAACTGCGTCTGTATTTGTCGTAGCTGAAGTAAGATAGTTGTTATTTACATCATACAACGAATAATTGGTCGATGAATATAATGAAGTTGATGAGCCAGTAACCGACCCATTATTATCACCACAAGTAGTATTTTGTACCGCAACTACATATCCACATACGCCACTCGAAATTGGAATGTTTAATAAAAATTCACTGTTGACGGGTAAGGTACTATCATTTACCCTCATTTGATATACATTACTTGCCAAACCAACTAACGACGCTGGTTGAGCAATAATTGTTTGAGGGGCGTATACAGGATTGGTAAATTGAACCGTGTAAGGCGGTGTTCCTCCACTAACAAAAAGATTAAAAGCCCCCGAATTATTATTGGAGCAATCACCTGTTACTGTTATGTTATAATTTAATACCGCCATTAGTTAATAGTACAATTTATACTTATATTTATCCCTGAATTCAAGGAAAGTGTCTCGTTAATATTTCTCTCCGTACAAGTTAAACTTGTAATTGTTAACAAATTACCATTTAAGAAAAATGTAAATCCATAATCATATAATTGTGGAAGATATTGTATTAAAGCATTTCTCCACATTGTATTCGTTGGTACATCCGTTAGTCCATACCCAACATAATATAATTCTTTGATTATTATATCACCACCAATTCTTAAGTCAACATACCAATTACTTTCAACTGAATTCTGTATACAATCATTTAATGTAAGTCCACTCTGTGACAGCATATTATTGACTCTGTTTGACAAGATACTATTGAAATTACTAACATCTACGTCTCCATTCAACCAAGGGTATATGTTGAAGTCAGTATATTCAGTTGTACATGTATAATCAAAAATACTAGATATAATGAAACAAGGATCGACAGGAACAGGAATAAACTGACATCCTCTTTGTCTTCGATAAACAAACTTCTGTCTTTGGAAAATTGAGTTTTCCATTCTTACACCTGTATTCCATATTGTTGTAGCAGGAATCATTTGTTCCACCAACTTCATCCAATATGGACCAATACCATTTACATAATCAATTAATTTTTGATAGGTATATTTGTTATTAGGTAACCCAACTGTACTTTCGGATTCAATATACTTCCAAAAGATTGATTGTAATGTTGGGTATCCACCTGTTTTTCCATCAGTAATGTATTGACGGTTCCTTACGTTAATCATATTCTCCCAAAAAGTTTGAGAGAATTCAAAAAAGGTTTTCTTTTTTGGCTGTGGGTTAACAAAAGTTGAATCAACACCACCAGGTACAGGATATCCAACTGTTAATCCTGATTCAGGAATTGGGTAGTCATATCTTCTTGATTGAGTCCAAACATCATATACTAACCCCTGTGCAGGATTCAAGAAAAGGTCTACGTTTTTAACATTCAAAACTAACTTTTCATTATCAACAAAATAGTATGCGTTGTAATCAGCAGTATTTGAAACTCTTATTCTATCATCCTCCGCTAACCAAGACTTATTATTATCAACCACCTTTCTAAGTTTGAACCCTTCCGTCATATATGGGAAGTCTCTGAATCTATTTAGATAAAGTTGTCCATAACTAAATGGCGTTAATTGCGTTTGAATATTAAAATTTTGTCCTGTAAATACCTGACCTGTGACAGTGACTTCATCAGGGCTTCTATGTGATGGAGTTGATTCATACCAACCCGCACCCAATTGAAAGAAATAACTTTCAGTATTAACAGGTGCCTTTGGAAATCCTTCCAAATCTACAGGGTAATCATCCAATCTTGTTGTTACATCTTGATATGTATTCGTGGAAGTAAAGGCACTAAAAGTCTGTCCTTTTATTTTATAAGTCGATCCAGGAATAAAACCTGGTGTACTCTCAACATATGTTCCTCCTGAAATTGCCGCCCACTGAACCCCAAATTGGTCCATATTTATTTTTTGGTCCGCCAAATAAATGTGTTCATTAAACTCTATCAATGAATCAGGTGCTCCGATTAACCTTAACATGAATTCAACAGACCTTCTTGTCCCTTTTGATTTGAACAAATAAGATGCATTCAAAATTAAATTACGATAGAATGCGTAATTTAATTCAGTTGGTGTTAAAGCTCTAGCATATCCAGGATATGTTGGAGTTGATGTATTTCCAAACACCGAACTTAAAAAGTCCTCATTTGTTATTGGTGAAAAGTTTGAACTCCATCCAAGTGTTTGTGCCAAGTTAACTAAAAGTTGTGATGGAATATCATTCGATGGATTGTAACTAACTGAGTTCATATATGCCAACGCATCTATAAACTGTTTGATTTGGTCAAAACTTCTTCCGTAAATTTGGAATATCTTCTCAGCCTTACGTCCAAGTGTATCGAATTCTTTAAGGGAATCCGAAACCAAAAATCTTGAAATCAAATTGGTTTTGAATGAATCCAAATTAATCGCAATCGCTTCAAGTTGAGTTAAATAGTTTTCAAATAAAAATGATTTAATATCTAAATTCCAAGTTCCTTCTTTAGGCCATGTAACTTGTTGATAATCTGTAAAAAATTGTCCGGCCTCATTCTGTTGTGGAACTTGAAATATTGCAGTATATTCAGGTCTAATAAGTCTGTTCAATAAAAATTTTTGTACCTCATCGAAATCTTCCGCAAATATTCTGTCAACAACAAAATCATTTGGTCTTACTTGAAATCCCTCATTAGTTGTAGTCGCAGTTGTACCAAATGGCGCTCCTGATACAATAAATTCAATAAATCCTGTTGATAAGGTTTGTGATGGAGTGAATGAAATAACATTAAATATGTTGTCATTAATAGCAATACAATAATCCAAGTATGTATTGTATAAATTTCTATATGGAGAGACCGTAATCTCCCTTACTGATAAGTTTGTTGTTGCACTTAATGAATAATCAATATCAAATGGGTTATTAATTCTACTAGTGTCTATTCTGAATGTAGTTTCATTTAATGTTGAGTCAAAAGATATATTAGTTGCCGTCGCACCCGTAACAAAATCCGAGTTATTGAACTGTATGTCCAAAGATGCTGGAAATCTATGGATAATTTCGGTAATTGAAACTTGAAATCTCTTACTTAATGACCCATACATTGAAAAGTTTAGAACCTGTGACACATCATAGTTCGGATATACTCTGAACTGTGTCGCCATTATTCTTCTACTCTCAGTTAAATCAGTAATATTTAACCCCTCCAAACTTATCGGTTCAGAGAATGCACCTACATTAAAGTCTCTAGTTACTCTTTCTGTAACCGAAGTTGTGAACTCAAAGTTACCTTGCGTAAGTCCTCCTCCTTCAACTGTTTGTAATCCTACAATATTGTCAGAGAAGGTTGCTGCACCACTACCTGGCCGTGGTGGGTAAAAAAATTTGGTAGTCCTTTGAGTCGTAGCCATTAACTAGTTATATTTGTAAAGTTTTTACTGAAATCGATATTATTACCTCTACTTTGTCTAACTTCATAAAGAAGAGCATTAAATTGGTCTCTAATTTCGTATAGGTTGTACTGTCTGTATATGTTATCGTTAGAGTCGTAGATAGTGTAGATACCATCATCAATAGACTTGGTTTGATTACCATATAGAGCAATAGCAAGAGAAGAAATATCGTACTCAACCATTTCAATCTCAATAGATACTGGATTAAAGAAGGTATTAGAAATAATAATATCTTGGTCAGGCTGTCCGATGTATGGAGTTGCGTTTGGTTTGTTTGTTGGCGATGAAGATGGTGAAAGAGTTAGGAATATCAAATTTGAGTTTCCTTCAACATATCTATATCTAATCGCTTTTTGTGTTGTATTAACTTCATTTGTCACAACAGGCTCACAGAAGAAGCTTGATGTTACAACTCTGAAGAAATTAGGAATTTTCGACCCATCAGCATTTAGATATTCAACCCTAAATCCGACTAATCCCTGTGGAACAAATTTATTTTGATATTGCGTTGGTACATCAGAAACGTCAATTACAATACCCTTAACGTTCGGTAACGCACTTAATACACCACAATCACTAATTACCGTTCTAATCTCTGCAGGTCTAATATATAAAGTGTAAATTCCCAAAGCGTTGAACTGATTTGCAGGTAGTGTTAAATTATAAAGCCCTCCCAAAACTTCAACGCCAGCATTCCCTCCTGTTTCGGAGTTTGCAAAGTAAGGTCTTAATATTGTTTGTGCATCCAACTTTGTTAGGACAAACTGGTCTGTCACATCCCTTGTGGGTGTGTAATTCATAATGATATCAACATCCGCTGGTGAAACATCTGAAGGTCTTATTGTACCGTATGAGCCGATTGCCATATTCTCTTATTTAATTTATAAATACTTTATTTCCTTTTTTCAATTAACTCTTTCTTTATTAACTACGTTGAAAAATCCATATCCATAGTTAATCATATCTCCCAAGTTATCTACTTCACCTAATCTCATCACTCTTTCGTAAGCACTATTCTTTCCTCTTTCTACGAATACATTGGTTTGTATTTGTGCTTGGTCAATTACTTTGAGTAAAACCTCATCTTTAGTAATAGGTTGTGCGGTTAAATTATTCGATGTTAATCCCGATGATTCTTGGAAAAATATTGTGGTTCCATCATTGTAATCATAGTAATGAACCCCAGTAATTGTATAGGCAGTAAAGACAGGATTTATATCTGATATTGCCCCCCATATTTGTCCATAACTAATAACAGGTACACCAACTTGGAATTTAGGGCTACCATACAATGCCAATTCATTTACTCTAGATTTTGTGTTCCCTGAAACCATGAATGGAATTGTAACATAGTTATTAGATGTCTGAGCCGAAACTACGTTCACAGCATCTCCCGAAAAAATGTAATCGTAAGATACAGGTGTTCCAATCCAATTTCCTGTGGATGGTGCAAAAAACGCCTCACCCTGTGGATTAAAAACTACAACATCGGTAAATGGAACATTAATTGTTTTTGATACTTTTGTTATACCCCAAGGATTAGTTTGTTCCAAAGTTATGGTATATTGTTTGGTTGCCGTTGGATAAGTATGACTTATTGAATTGGGGGCGTAAGTTGTAATTGTTTGTTTTGGGCTTCCATCTCCCCAATCCACTCTATACACCGATAACTCCAAAAACTTTTGAAACTCATCCGAAGTATTGTAAACATTCCATACGTATGGATTAGTTGTTGTTGAAGAGAATAGAAAGTTCGTTACAACATCTTTTTGTAACACCGCTCCATCAAATGGACTATAGTATCCCGCATCAACCGCAGTTTGTCTTAATAAGACGTTTACAGATAAACCAGTTAATATTGAAGTCCCATTAGGTCCTGAATTAACAACTTGCGTCATTGCAGAATAAACACCAACAGGAGTACCTTGGTAATTTACAACAGACAAATCTCCTTTGATATTTTCAGGTGAAACTATGAATCTATAACTATCCTGTGACATTATTGTGGTGGATTTACATACTCATACCATTTTATGGGTATATTGGTTCCCACCCTTTGTCCACTAGTATTAAACACTTGGTAAGTCTGTGCTTCATAATCAAGTTTTACGGTATAGTAGAAAAACTGTGTATTATCAAAATAATACTTGTTATTTATACTTAAATTAACTTGGGGTCCGTTAGTAAGATCGATTGGATTTGCTCCTCTACCTGTCATCATTTTTGTGAACTGTCCCGTCTTCGCATTAAAAAACTTAGCGGTCATAAAAAATGTATTTATGTTGAGAAAATTTCGTTTCTTCAACCAATACACAAAAAACCCTTCCTTATCACCAACATAATCCAAAACAAATTGAGGTTTTCTAATGTTAACCAAAGTTCTTTGCATTTGAGTTTCCATTGTCAAACCTTGTTGTGTTGGTAATATAATTGTCAAATAATTTGTTTGTTGTTTTTCGTCAGGAGTATCATAGAAATCCAATTTGAAAAACGAGTTAGCAAATACATTCTCGTAATAATATACTTCTTGTGGAGTAAATCCTTCACTTAAATAATCGATTCTCCAATTACTTGAATCATCAAGAGACCCTCCAGAATAAAAGTAAAATTCGTAATTAATTAAGGTATCATTTGTAGTACCTGTGGCGGGTGCGTGGGCAAATCTTGAAACTTCAAAATCTCTTCCTTTACCTATAACATCTCTGATGGCTTTCTCTTCATACTCATCAATAGCCAAATCTAACCCCAAATAATCCCACTTGAGTTCAACAGGAATGTTGATTTGTTTGTCAACAAAGCCAGTTTGTTTAATTACAAATTTATTCGCACTCATCAATTAGTGGTTTAATTGCAAAATCAAATCCATCAAGATTATCATTATAATTTATTCCTTCAGGTATCAATCTGAAAATCACTTGGGTATACGGATATTGTGCCGAATTCAAAAATGGATAATCAACCCCACGACGTAAGTTGTCAATAAACCCATAGGTATAAATATCTCTCCATCTGAACTCTTGGTCTGCCGTGGAGTAAAATGCCCAACTCGGTACATTATCAATTAAACCCAATTCAGCGGTCTCTATATAATCCGAAAAAACTTTCAGAACCATAGTGTTATGTGGCTTATAATAATAACCTGGTGAATTGGTTGAAAAATTATCCGTAGTCTGAAAAACCTGTTGGTTAAACTTTATCTTATGATAGTATGGTGATACCACACGTTCAACTTGTTCATAATCATTCCATTCACAAAAATCACCATCCATAACATCACCAGGTTTCAAATCTGTGTTATAATAGAATGTCTTTGTCGCGCCATTGGTGAGAGTATATGCCGAAACTGGTATACTTGTGTTTGACCTTTGATTATTTAAGTCCCACCAAGGATTCGGAGTTTTAGATAAATTAAATTCCCACCCTTGTTTCAACCCAACTCCGTTGAATGATTGATTAAAATATCCTGAATACCCCTTATTAACAATAGTAAGACTTATTTCATTCAATGGCCTTTTTTGATTATCTAAGAAACCCGCAAAGTCTAAGTCATAATTAGATGTTACATCATACGCATTACTACTGGATTTTTGAGATATTCTTGTAATGTTGTTTGGAGTTATAGAACTATATTCCAATTTCTTTTCTTCCCCAAATACATTTTTTTCAAATCCAGCCTTAGTAATCGCAAGGTCAGTAAGGTTAGTTAAGACCTTATATTTCTTAACATAATATTTAGATCTTGTTTCTGTTAAGTTGTCAGGGTTAATTACCCTCCTAAACGTTCCAATCGTACCATTACTAAATGTCGCACCTGTAAATCCAATGTTAAATAAATTGAAAACATGTGTACTACTTCCAAACAATCCATTACCAATGGAATATACCTGAAATATATTAGACCCCCTATAAGTTAAAGATAACTCAACGTATTCTCCCGTAGTTAATCCATGAGGAGCAACACAGACAAATGAAACTAATCCATTACCATTCTGTGTAGTATTCCTGATTGAGAATGGTATTCCACTAGACGCAATCCAATTGACATCATTATTTGTTGTCGAGTAGTATGTTAATTGTCTATTACTATCATTCTCGTACGGGTATGTTAAGTAATACATCCAATTATAAGTGTAGGCACTTTTTGCTTTATACTGAAAGTGATTGTCTCCTATATTAGGTCTATAAAAATCAAACTCATAATACTGAGGAAAACCTCTCCATATACCACTTTGTTTTGAAGAGATAGGGTCAGTATAATAAAGATTATATTGAAACGGCAAATAAGTTGTAGTACCAGTATAGGTATTATCATACAAATACGTGACCTTGAAAGTTGGTCTGAATATCGTACTTGTCTGTCGTTCATCGTCATAAATCTGAGCCAAATTTAAGGTCGAAGTCCTATCATACTCAGTGAGTTCTTGACTCTGTTCCTGAAGCGTTACAGAAAGTTCCTCATCTAAAGATGGGGCTCCCTTATATCTAAGCCCACTCGGTATTATTGTATACTTATTCATCTACAGAATACTTTGTTTTGAATTTATCCAAAGAGGTTTGTCCGACAATAGTTCCAAAATAAAATTGGAATGGAGCTCCAACCACAAATTTTTGTTTTAATGCTCCCGTTGCAATGTATTGTCCATTACCGACTGTACCATTGACATTGAATATATATCCTCGTGCGTTCAAATCATTAGATTCTGAATTGTTACTCCAAAAATATGGAGTATCAGATGCATATCTATCTAAAGACTGATATCTCACATTTTGTACAATATCGGAAGATGCTGTCGCCCAGTCGTTATATTGATTACCGAAAATAAGATTAGTGTTTTTTAAGTTCCACTGGTAGAAAGGTACTACCTGTGATTTTATACTATAAGGGTATGGATAATAACCTATGTCATCAGTTCCTCTAAAATTTATTCTACCAGGTGTAAGATAATCTTTAGTTTGTAAATCTTCCGTAGTAGATGAAAACCAAACCGCAATTGTTGGATTCTTTGCAGTTCCTAAAATTTGTGTAGGTGGATTTGTATCTCCTGAGAAAACATCATAATATTCAGGTGAAAAATTAATATTACCAATTTCACTATTGATTGACATCAGTTGTGCTAAATCACCATCTATTCTAAAATTTTTAATACGATACTCGTTTCCTCTCGAAAACAACTGATTTATAGAATTATCCCCCAAAGGAATCAATTGTTCTAAGAAATTTTCATCTGTAATTCTCGATATTACAAACAAATTAATCAAATCAGAAGTATCCCCATAACTTGTTGGATTTATGTTAGGTAATATAAATCCTCGAGTTGTAGGGTCAAAAGTTATCTCAGAATAGAAATAATCTTTCATTCCCAAATTTATGACAGTGGTGGGATATAATAAGTTCAAATCATTAATACCCCCATCGTCTTTATCCACTATTTTTCCAACAAATTTGTTTGTTGTAAAATTGTATGGACTACTTCTATAATAGAAGTTGTTACTATCTTGATTATAATAAACCACATCTTTACAAAACATGACTTCCCTAACCCGATTTTGTGCGTTAAAAAACGTATTAACTTGTATCGGAAAGAAATATAATGAACCGTTAATCCAATTGTTCATAAATGATTGGGCAAGCACTCCTCTACAAAGTCCATAGAAAAATCTGAATCTATATCCCCACTCATTAAAGTTGCTTATATCTTTTCCTAAATCTGCCAATGGTCTTCGTAAGAACATATAACAACCTTTCTCAACCGCATCCTTTGTAGTACACTCTTGATTAACCTCAAAAGTATTTCCAAATCCTCCGTAACACCCCAACCCGACCATATTTTCACAATTAAAAGACGATAGTACAGTTGTATAGTTGGGTAAACCTTCGACATCAGCAAAAGGGATTTCAGCACCTAAACTATATGGTGGTAAACCTATAGATGTATCTAATTCTGGAATTTCATAAAAAACAAAATTATTGTTTTGTTGTAGTAGAGCAGGATTTGTCTGCCACGAACTTCCATTAAGAGCGTCAGATGATGGTAATCTATCAGTTCTCATCACATTAATAACTTTAGATGAAATTGACATAGGATTAGCCGACAAAGAAGGATAAGCATTCGGTGTATAATATTCATATCTTACGTCGTTATAGTTGAAAAGAAGCGAAAGTATTTGTGATACTATACCAGTGATAAAAAGACCAAATGTAGCGTATATTAATAAAATTAACCCTCCAACTCCTCCACTTGCAAAAACAAGTGGAGCCAGAAGTCCAAAAGATGCAGGTGCTAAAATAAGGGGAGCTAATGGTGATATATTAAATCCAGTTATATTTGAAAATATATAAGAAGCTCCAGAAACATCCTCGGATTCATCGTATTTTGCCGCATTTCGATTTATAGAATAAAAATCATTGTTAGTTTTAGTAACCATAGCAGTTACTCCTCCCATATTCTTATCGTTTAATCTATTTATATTAGAGTTCGCATCGATGCTTCCATAGTAACCTACTGTTGAAGTTGTGAATCCCGAAAAATCACTACCAGGTGTAAAAAAATAAGAAGGATAAAACATTCCGTTCTGGTTAAATGGTTGAACAGATATATTAGTTTGATTTAATTTTTGTATTGGGATATTAACTCTTGTTTGAGCGGTAATTACCAAATTAGTATCATCAATATTTTTACCAAATAATGCCCCCAATGAATATTCATTATTATATTTCGGAGAATATGGGTCAACCCCCCTTTGTAAAATAAGAATGAATTGGTCTTCAATGTCAGAAAATGCATCTAATGGACTTATTAAATAATCATTTTCATTTCTCGTATATCCAGCTCCAATTCCGGCGACCTTCCTTTGTTTAGCTAAAATTACTCGTGTTGGAGAGACAATTACATTTGGGAAAGCTTCTAGAGTTTCAATATTCCATATCTTAATAGCATCTGCAACTGTAATAGCAGTAACCACTTGATAATATTCTCTGTCTTGCGGATAAACTTGTCTTGTTATAGTACTACCTGTAGGTAATGTATATAAAACAGTTTGGTCAGTCGTTTGAGTAACAGCATAACTAACATTAATTGAAGTTGCTTGTTGAATTGTTGTTCCAGTAATTCCATTAACAATATTATTTTCAGTTTGAGCAGTAAACAAAAAGTTTTTATCTGTTGTAGTTGCAGGATCCACCGAAGTTAGTAATTGACCTGATTCGTAAAACTGATTGGATAATACTGTTATTGTATTGTCAAAGTGAAATTTACCAAAGTTTGAATCTTTTGCAAAAGTTACTTTTATTTTATTAAGGTTGTCAAAATATGAAGGTCTCGTATTGAATATGTTTATACGTTCTCCAATAGTTAAACTTTCAGAAAAAGCAAAATGTTTTCTTTCATCAGATTCATCTGATAAAAATTTAACTACCGACGATTTTGGTGTTTTGAAAACATTCAAATCTGCAACATCATCATTATTTCCAGCAATTGCCTGTGCAAAAATATCAGACTTTATTTGTACATCATCAGATGGAGTACCATCAGCCCCAAAAATAGACTCTAATCCTTCAATATAATTTGGTGGAAATGAAACATAAGATAAAACCCCATTAGTTCCACCGAGTAATGCTTTGGAATCCACCTGAGCCTCATTACATGAACAAGATTGACAATCAGGATAAGTTATCATCGGAAGTCTTATTGTGAAATCTTTCGTTTCACATTTTAGTCTCAATCCATTACAAATAAATTGGAAGGGTCTAAACCCAAGAAGTTTTACTCGGCACAAATCACAAAGTGCTTGAATTGTAATTGTGTAAATAAACAAAAGTAAGTGAGCAACTATCAATAATACTATCCCAACAAACTGAATCACTGTGAATATTATAGAAAATAAAAAGTATAACAAATCAAAGTTTTTGAACCCATCATTAACAGGAAACTTATTAATAGTACTATCACAACTATCATCATCAATTTCTTTAATTCCAATAAATCTACCTCTCCCTCCCTTTTTGTATTGGTCAATTAATGATGATACAGTATAAACTCTATTGAATTGAAATTCATAAAAAGTGTCTTCGCAATCAATTATTTCATTTAATCTATCTATCTGTTCCGATCCAGTAAACCCATTTGTATATCCACTCCACGCCAAACCAAAATAATAAGAACTTTCTTGAAGATTTTTCGCAGTTTGACTTGGTGAATTGTTCGGATCTGTTGTGGAATTAACCCATCCATATTCTTTCACATTAGGAACCAAATAACTTGGCCTTCTAGTTTGTATGGTTAAATCGTTCGCTTGTGACCATTTTATTTTGAACCTGTACTTACTTTTAGTTGGTATACCGAGAGTAGAATCGTTAGACAAAACTCTTTCTCCAAATTCATTTGTCACAACATAATCCAAATTCATTGGTAGTTCCGTTAACCAAGTCCCATCCCCGTCGATTACATTACCCGCTTGTTCTAACTCATAAACCTCTAATACAGGATTACCATCCTCATCTTGTTGTATTGTTTGCCTTATTGCTAATATTTGACCAGGTCCTGAAGTAAGCCCACACAAATTACCCATATTATCTTTGGGTTTACAACCTCCAAATGTTTCACCAAATAGTTTAAGTCCAGGTCTAATTCTGAATTTATCAGGTGAAGAAAACATTGACCCCATAAAGACTGAAGTTGGTTGGATATCTACATTCGCATCATCTCGTAAATCAAAATCTACTCTATTGATTGATATGTCACATATTTCAGGGTCTCCCCATAAAGGAGAAATTTCAGCATTTTTAGTTAGATTAATAATTTGAGGTAAGGAATTCAAATCAGTAGATGACCTAAATTTATTCCCCGCAACTTGTGCTTCAGTTGCTAAACCCATTCTAATTAAATCTTGTGGCGTTAAAGAGAACTCACCTATGTCTGAAAGGTCAACATCCATCACAATGGTCCGTTCTCCGAGTGGAACTCCCATTATCATGTAGTCTCCACTATCATTTGTTCTAGAAGTGAACCTGTAGTACTTATCGTAAATCTCAACAGTAGTACTACCAGTTAAAACATCCGATTTTGAAGGTAGCGTCCCTGTTGCAGAGTGTTTTGAATATGATGGTGTATAAGGTAGTAAATTATATCTATATCCATCATCGTTCTTATCGTTTGGAGATTTGTATGGATATATACTTGTAATTAGTGGGTTTGATTCATCAACCTGTTCGATTGGGATGAATATTGAAACTCTAGCATTTGGGACACCAAATCCGTTATTTGCTGTGACTCTTCCCACTAAAACACCATAGTCCGCACAACTTCTTGTGTAGATATCAGTTTGTTGTATTTTAAGAGATAGTATTTCTAAGAACTCAAACTCTTGGTCTAATTGTACATTAATTGATTTGTTAATACCAAGTTCGGTCTTAATTCTATATGAATCACCCATGTAATATCTTTAGTTTATAAATAGTTTATGTGTAATTTTTAAGAATTAAAAGCACACACATTATAAATTATAAACCAAAGTGTTGGATAATAAACCGATTATGAGAAAGTAGTGGATTGGAAATTCTGAACCGAAACCTTAATATCTTTACCTGGATATCTGATTTGGTATACCTGTGATGGTTGTGCAAAAATTGTTGAGTTGACTGGTTGAATCTCTCTTGTCTCAGGATTAGAATATTCCATAGAAGTTTCCGCAGATGAATACTGACCACCAACATTGTTAAAAACTTTAATCCCTGAAACAGTTAGAACTCCATTTTGATTTTGAACAATACTTTGAATTTCAGATAAATAAACATTTTGCCCCAATTCCCTTACTTGTGGATTAAAGTAAGCGGAAATTCTATCTACAACATCCGCAATAACTTGGCCTGAATTCTGCGCTGATGTTAAAACAATAGAAACTTCAATACTCAAATCAATAACCTCAGCCGTAAGAATAGATATATAATCATTCATCATTCTATAGTTAGAAAGATACGTCGCGACATTTTGTTTTAAGGTATTTGATACAATATTTGTTAACTTTCCTGAAGTATCATATGATAATAATTGAATCAAAATTTTGTTGTTGTTTTCAGTAACTGAAACCTTGGCAGGTGCACCAAACTCTGATGGCATATTTCTGATAATAGACTCATAATCTTGTACTGTAACGGCTCTCTTTTGAGCTGAGAAGTTGAATGAGACATAGTTTCTAATTTCTTCAAGTGACGGTAACCCCGCCCCACCGATTGCCGCTGTAACGTTATTACATCTCAAAGAATTCACTACTGAAGAGTTAGTAAGTTCGGATGGTCCATTAACAAAGAAAGACACGGTGCCAATCTGAGTGATAACGTTTGTACCTAAGTTAGTACCTAAACCACCACCAATTCTATATTGTACAAATAGAGTTGAGTTTGGAGTTAATGCAGACCCTAAAGATATGTTGTTAGAATATCTCTGTAAATCTATTGTTGCTCCTAATGTCGTGAACTGGTCAAGAGCATCTTGTGCTGTATTTGTACCACCACCAAAAGTTAATTTTTTGAATCCTTCAGGTGTATATTCAGTTATAAATCTATTTGGTGTTTGAATATACCTACCAACTTTAATACCTGGTTGATCGGATACTTTTGTTGGATCTTCAATAAAGACTCTATCTTCAGCTAAAGCATCTACTTCATACCACTTATTAGATACCCCTAAAAATTCTGCAGTTGTTGGAATATTGGTATAATCAGTTCCACTCTTAAGTAAAACACTTGTTATACCCAACACATTTTTTTCAGGTAGAAATAATTCAAAAAATGGCTTAACATCATTTGGTGTTATAACTCTTTTGAAAACCTTAGTAATACCGTTAACAACCAACTCTCGTTTAGTAATTGTATAATTTACTAATACGTTATTGGCATTGAAGTTAGGTATCTTAAGTCTATTAGGAAATCCTTGGGCATTGTATGGTGAAGTGAAATCAACATCATATATATTTTCAAAAACAATTCCCGCTCCTGAAACTTGTGACCCTCTGGCTAAAATTCCAAGATATCTTTCATCTTCTTTATCACCGAAGGCTGGTACCGTAATTGAGAAATCTACTAAAGATACTGATGGTCTTTGTCCAGGTAGTTTCAATCCATAAGTTCTTGCAATATTATATATTGAAGATCTTTGTTGAGCATATTGTAGTACTGTTTCTTGGATACTCCTATCAATGTGATAATGTAAGTTATCCGCAACCGCAGCATTCAAGTCCAAAAATACTGAGAATACAGATGCGTCATTAAAATCTTGTATTAGTTCAGGATAATATGTCCTGACATAATTAAGTAACTCAGTTCTTATTCCCTGATAATCTCTGGTTGTATATGAAATTTTACGATTTGCCATCTATATTAAATATTAATAATAACAAAATCACTTTGAGCAAAGCTTGATCTGTTATTTGAATAATCTATTCTAATTTTTGCAGTATATTCTGAGGTACCTTTTCCCGGTAATCTGTAAATTGGAGATTCACTTGTACCAATAGTATTTTCACCTATCATAGTATCAACTTCCTCCATTGGGTCTGCTGGTGTAATTGTTATCTGATTTAATAAAAGGTTCGGCATAAATTGTTGAACCGCGTCTCTTATATCTGATTGAATTGCGTCAAAAGTCAAACCATCAAATGGTTCAAATAAGAATTCGTATAATCTAGTACCAAATTCAGGTAAATAATATCTACTTCCCTTCCTTGTTAAAAGTAAGTGAATTAAATCAGATTTTACCTGTTGAGCTTCTAACTGAGTAAGTTCTAAAAAATCACCTCGTCTAGAATCTCTGAATGGAAAATTAATACCATATGTAACTCCGTTCGCCATAAAGATAAATATAAGTCCCTTGTTTTTCCTTATAAATAGCCCGAAATAAAAAATCCCGATATATATCGGGATTAATTATTTAATTACGAAGAACAACCGAAACATTCGATTTCAATTCCTTCAGGTTTTGGTGGTAAATTCATACTACTGTAATCAACCTTTGGAACTTCTACAACAGGTTTTGGTTTTTGTACCTTTGACATATCCAATGCTAAGTGTTTAGCACCTGTAGAAATTGCCTTTGTTCTAACATAATAACAAAGAGTTTTCAAACCTTTTTCCCATGAATGGAAATGTGATGAAGTAATCTTTGACAATGTCGGATTTGACATATAAATGTTCATTGATTGAGATTGGTCAACAAATGGTGCTCTGTCTGCCGCCATATTAATCAATTCTTTCTGTGAAATCTCCCAAATAGTTTTGTATTTCGGAATCAAGTGTTCAATCCTTTTAACTTTTTTGTTGTAGTTTTTATCTTCAACATCAAGATACTGATTGAAGTTAATATTTTGAATTGACCCTTCATTCAAAATGATTTCATTTTTCAAATCCTCAGACCAAATACCAATCTTCTCAAAATCATTAATCAAGTATTTGTTCACAATCATAATTTCACCACCTACAACTCGTCTATTGAATAACGCCGAGTGAGCTGGTTCAGTCATTTCGAATGAACCTGTAATCTTAGCTGATGATGCAACTGGCATCTGAGCGGTGAACAATGAATTACAAACACCATATTCTTGAACATCTTTTTTCAATGTTTCCCAATCTAAGAATAAATCAGAATCATTAAGACCCCACATATCAAATTGGAAAATACCCTTTGACATTGGAGAACCTTTGAAGAACTCATAAGGTTTTCTAATACCTTTCTTACACAAGTCATTACTCTCAGTGACTGCGGCAAAATAAATTGATTCGAAGATATTCTTGTTCAATGATTTAGCTTCATCTGAAGTGAAAACATAATCCATAAGACAGAATACGTCAGCCAATCCTTGAACCCCAATTCCAATTGCTCGTTGTTCAAGACCACCCTTAAGACCTTTTTCTGTAGAATAATTGTTTTTATCAATAACATTATTCAACGCTCTTACCGCTTTTCTTACTTCTTGGATTAAAAGGTTATAATCAAACTTACCATCAACAATAAAGTTTTTCAACACAATTGAAGATAGGGTACAAATCGCAGTAGTTTTTTCGTCAGTGTACTGATAAATTTCATTACATAAGTTAGATTGTTTAATCACACCAATGTTTTGATGATTCGTTTTTTTGTTGGCACTATCCTTAGCACACAAGTAGGGAACACCCGTCTCAATTTGAGATTCAATTACTTTACTCCATACTTCTTGAGCCTTTACCTTACGACCAATACCCAAGTCAACCGCCTTACGATAGTTTTGTTCATACTCTTCACCATAACACTCTTGTAAAGGTTTGATACCAGCTTTGATAATGTCGTTAGGACAGAATAAGTACCAATCTTCATTATTCTTAACCGCTCTCATGAAGTTATCAGGAATCCATAATGCTGTGAATAAGTCTCTCGCTCTCAATTCTTCAGCACCTGTATTCTTTTTGATATCCAACAAGTCGAAAATATCTTTATGCCATGGTTCTAAATAGATTGCAGCACTACCAGGTCTTCTTCCTTGTTGATTAAAGAATCTTAGTGATTCATTAACAATCTTCAAGTACTTCAATAAACCACCCGCAAATCCACCTGAAGATGTAATTCGACTTTCTTTACTTCTGATGTTAGACATCGATAATCCAATACCTGCAGCGTCTGATGAATATGTTGAAATATCATTCAAAGTTTTCAACAATCCATCTCTAGAATCGGAGTTATTGTAGTGTAATACACATGACGCCAACTGAGGAACTTTTGTTCCTGAGTTAATCATAATTGGTGTCGCCTTGGAAATACGTTGACTTGACAATGACTCATAGTATTCGACCGCTTCTTCAAAAGTATTTGTTACCCACAACGCGACTCTCATGTACATATGTTGTGGCCTTTCGATAACTTTTCCTTTAGGTGTTTTCAATAGGTACATCTCTTGTAATGATCTCCAACCAAAGTAATCAAAATTATAATCATTTTCATGATTGATAACTTCGTCAATCTTGGACGGACCATACTCTTCAATCTTTGCCATCAAATCATCGTGAACTACACCATCAACGTGTAATGTGTGCATTACATTAGAAAAACTTGGGTCGGTCTCTTTGTGATACGATGAAATAGCAACTGATGATGCAAGTCTTGAATAGTCATAGTGACTACCTGTATACGCCGCAGCAATTTCATACACAAGTTTATCCAACTCTTTTGTTGTTATGTTACCTTCAGTTGGTACTGATGTAATCACCTTAATGAATATTTCGTCAGAGTTTACGGTTAACCCTTTCGCAGCTCTTTTAATTCTGTTATAAATTTTTTGAGGATTAAATGCAACATCTTCCCCACCTCTTTTTTTAATTTTTAATGACATCATAGATATAAAAATATTAAATTAAAAATCAGAATCAAATGATAACTCTTCATTTAGTTTAGCTTTTTGGTATTCCATTGTTCTTGACTCAAAGAAGTTACCCTTTGTTTCAACTGCAATTTGTTCCATAAACTTGAATGGTTGTTCAACATTAAATTCTTTTTTACATCCAAACTTAACCAACAATCCATCAGTAACGAATTCCAAATATTGTTTCATAAGATTGGAGTTCATACCAATAAGTGAAACAGGTAATGATTCAGTAATGAATTCTTTTTCAATCTCCAATGCAGACAATAGAATTTCTTTGATTCTTTTTTCTGATGGTTTAGTTTCCAAGTGATTATTAACCAAGTGAATTGCAAAGTCACAGTGAAGATTCTCGTCTTTGAAAATCAAACTGTTTGCATTACACAAACCTTGCATAATACCTCTCGACTTCAACCAGAAAATTGAACAGAAAGACCCTGAAAAGAAGATACCTTCAACCGCAGCGAATGCCACAAGTCTCTCTTGAAATGATGCGTTTTCAATCCAATCAAGAGCCCACTTAGCCTTCTTTTGAACTGCAGGTAGATTATCTAATGCTGTGAAACAAAGTTGTTTTTCTTTTTCGTTT